GAGGAGGGGGTGTAATTTTAGCGACCCCCTCCCTATCCTTTTATGTATCGGTGTTATTTCTTTTTATTTTCTTGTAGATACCAAGAAAATCATATTTGATGATTTCATCGATTGCTCGTTCAATTTCAGCATCGATTTCTTGATCAGACATATCATCTGTAGGATTTGCTATTCTAGCTAAGTATGCACAAGAGTTATAACCTTTACCAATGTCGAACATAAGCCAAGAAGCAAACTGCTCGAATGGATTAAAAGGATTGTCGACTGTTGTCAGCATAAAATTACTTTCCATAATCAGTTCACTCCTTTCAAATATGCAGAAACTGTTGATGTTGAAACACCAAGTTTCTTTGCTATTTCTCCAATTGTGTAATTGGAATCTCTCATTGCTTTAATCTGATTAACTTTAGCTAGACTCAAAGTCGTTCTAGAACGAGGCATTGCTCTTTCTTTAATATCGTCAATATCGGTATTGTTAAGTATTTTCTTTAACGTTGTTTCGCTAACAGCTCCTGCTTGTATAGCTTCCCATTCTCGATCAGTTATTTTTATAGAACGATCTCTTCTAGCCACAGCTCCAAGTTCTGAACGATATTTAGTTAGCGCTCTCTGATTTGCTTTCTTAATATCGAGTTTCTTAGAAGCCTCTTTTCGTGTCATACCAGGATTAGCATCCATTATATTTTTTATTTTTCTGTCGATTTCGGCAGCTGCCTTAATATTAGCCATCCTTTCACGAGGAGCATTTTTTAAAGCTTCATTGAGTTTAATATTTAAGTCTGAAACTTCTTTACGATATACTTCCTTAGCCGTCTTAGAATATGCAATTTTTCCGGCAGACATGATCTCCTTACGAGCTTGGTTAGCCAGGGACTTCATATGATTTGCATAGTCGGCATATAACATTTCCATTGGGTTATTTGCATCGGAAATAAGAGTACGGGCATCATTTGTTTCTGCCATTTTTGTACTATCTTGTGTACGAATCTTTGTTTTATAAACAATATCTCCGTTTTTGTTAGTGAAATATACGCGTCCCGTTCCAGGCTCAACATTTTTTATAGGCTCATATTTTGAAGCTGCTTCTTTATCATCGGCTTTATATCGGATCTTCTTACCATCTTCTGTAGAAATAACTATTTCATTATTTTTTTTATCGTATTTTTTAATTGGATAATATATATCATCTGCCGTTTTCCAAATAAGCGCACCTTCTGGTTTACTAGGATCATACCATTTTTTATCTTTATAATTTATAAGAGGGCTTCCCTGTCTTTTAGGAACAGGATCTTTACTCTTACTTCTTGATATGATTGTAGATGCACCACCGTTTTGATAATCTTTTTTTAGGCCAGATATATTATTATCGAGTTCGCATTGCTTATAATCAAGATGGTGTTTTTCAGCATCGATAACAACCATGCTATAACGAACAGCTCTTTCTATTTCGCTTGGTGTCGCTCCTTTTAAAGTCATATCAGTAATAAGATTCGAAGCTACGCCCATTTGCTGCTGCTTATAAGCTTCGCTCATTGTACGATATTCTACACCATTTCTATAATAATGAAGCTTTCCGTTTGAATCTTTTTTCACTTCATCTGGACCATAAGCATCTTTGGGATCAAACCCTTTTAATCCTTTAAGCTCATCTGTTGATGTGATTCTGACTTTACCTTTTCTATCATGTGTAGGTATGCACATAACAGTGTCGCCATCAAAATCTGCTCCGGACAAACGATCAGCATTATTCTTATTTATTCCAACCGCGTCAATGGACGATGTTCCTATAATATCTCTTGCCAATCCGTTTTTATTGTTTACCTTTAGTATAGGTATTTCGAATGTGCCTGCATGAGGATATCTTATAAGAGCTAGTTTAGTTCCATCTTCGTATCCAGGAGCATAAATCTCGTTGTCCTTAAGCGTATTAACTGGAATAATAACATGGTATTTCTGACCAGGCAAAGCAGCTGCCTGAAGATGAACGGCTGCAGAGTCGCATTCATCTGCAAATTTAGTTAACAAATGTTTTTTAACTGTAGGATTTGGAAATGAACAAATCTCCTCGAACTCTGCTTCCTTATCTGCTTCCGCCAAATTTAGCTGCTTTTTAGCCAATTCTCTAGACTGCTTAGATAAAAACTGCGAAGGAAGTTTATCTTTCCATTCTGTCCAATCTCCTTCATCTGCTCTCTTATTTATAAGACCAAGTTTTTTATCTTTAACATTCGGATCGGTTGCGCTAACGCGCTCTCCTGTTTTAGGATCGTACCAATATTGTCCTCCTTGATCGGCATCTTTTATCAAAGAACCAAAAGGATTGTCAGGATCGTCCTTTATAGTTTTAAGAACATCCATTTTCGGAACACTCTTAGATTTGTTGGTGTTAAAAATAACATCAACGCCATCAGGAAAATCTTTTGGATCGCCATAAACAGCCATACCTTTTATATATTTGTTACCATCAACCATTATACGAACCTGAGAATATCGTGACTCTCCAAGCGACAAATCTGCTACTCCTGGACGAAGTTCAACAATTCCATCTTTATCAATTCCTCCGTCTTCCTTATATCTAATAGCAAGACGCTTTGAATCCATGCTTTCGGGATAATGGAATTTCTTTTCAAACGTGTTTCCTCCGTCACGAGAAATATATTCATTAAGCGTGTGAATATTATTATAATCGTAAACGGCGCTAGAAACTTTTTGACCTTTTGAATTGATTTTATATGGCGTATCAGGAGGAGCTATAACTTTTATAGTTGTCATCTGGCTTGGGTTACTTGCCTGCGGGACTCGACCTCCAAGGACGTGATATCCCTCTAATTCAAGAAGAGAGAGCGCCTGATTAAGCTTTTCTTTAGAAATATTAAGCTCAACATCGACGCCAGTACCAAGAAGAATCATACCTTTTTCGTCAACATTCTTTTTTATAAAACTGGCGGTCTCTTTTGCTTTTAGCATTCTACTTTCAGATTTGCTATCTAACAATGAACGAACTGTTGACTCGTTAATATTTTCGCCAAACCTTTCGCTCATTTTTCTAGCGATCTCTGTAGGGCCAAGGCCATCTTCTTTTAGAGATTTAGCAGTAGCTACTTTGAGCATTCTTCGCTCATCTTTAGCAAGGCCTTTTTGAGCACGATATTGTGTTGTTGTCAATCCAAACTCATTCTTGATATTCTCTGGTGTTTCTTCCCATCCTTCTTTTTTAAGTATCTCGATACGAGCAAGAAAATCAGCCTCATGCTGATAAGGATTTTCGCCTGATCCCCAAGGATATCGTCCGCTACGACGAGCTACGCCAATATGTTCTAATGATTCTTCGTCGTCTGAGCCATAGCCAAAATACGACATAATCTCTTCTGCAACAGGATTCATGATCAACTCTCCTCATAATCAATTTTTTCTAGCAAATTATTAAGATGGACAATCTTATCCATTATCGGAACAATATCTTCTGCGGTAGGATTATGATACAGAATTTGATCATTCTGATAGATTCTCAATTCCATATCAATATCGCTAGGCTTTACTTTATACTCCAAACAAAAAAGAGCAGCATAAACTTCAAGCTGCTCCATATGAACTGGAGTTTTTCCTGTTTTTAAATCGTGAATTCTAAGCATTCCGTTTCTAAAACATATAGAATCTGCTGTTCCAAAAAATCGATCAGAATAATATAAAACAACTTCTGTGCTCATTTTAAACCCAATTGCATCGTTAACATATGCATAAATGGTTTTCTTAGAACGAGGCTGCTTTATTCCTAAGTCTATTGTGTCTTTAGCCCATTGATGAAATCTTGTTCCCATCTCTGCAGCTTTTTTGTTTGCGTACACCTCAATTGCTTTCTCGTCACTATACCTTAACCAACTAGACTGGCTCGCACTAAATGGCGCATGAAGTCCTTCAAGATTTGAATGCTTTATGAAGTTCATCCAAAACCTCCTCCTTATTCTCAGGATAAATGAAACTAGAAAATGACATCTCATTCATCTTTTCAACATAATGATCTTGGTTCGGCCGTTTTCTTTCATCCGCGCTCTTTTTGCATTCTAATGAGGCCCACTTATCCTTGTACAATACAAGCAAGTCTGGAATACCCTGAATATAACTTGAGTCGTTCTTCATTACAATGCACCCCGGAAATGTCTCTTTCAACTCTTTTATTAATTTGGCTTGAAATTTATTCTCCAGCATAATAAGTAGGCCTCCTTTCTGTAAAAATGTAGTCCTAGCTTTCTTACTAACGCAATCTGCAAGTTCATACCGGCTAGGACCAGTTAAAAAATATAAAAGAAAAAGTATGCTTAAAAAATAGCACTTTTTACCTTCCTCTCATAAAAGTCCATGTTTTTTTCGCGAATTTTAAAACTACCGAAAATATATAAATTTAGAATTCTGTAAGCTCAGATACATCGCAACCTAATGCTCTCGCAAGTTTGTCTACTGCATAGGCTGTCGGTATTGTTTTTCTATGTATGTAGTTGCTGATGCTTTGATGCGATACTCCAGAAATCTCTGATAAATATAATTGATCAAATCCACGGTCAACCATTTTTTCAACTAATCTATGCGCAAACTCTCTTTTCCAACTTTCCTCGCTTCCATCATAAGGAAGCACAGTTCTAAAGCTTGTTAGCACATCATTGTACTCGATAACTGAACCGTCTTCCAATGTTACGAAAATAATGTTTGGCCCTTTTGCTTTGTAAGATACTGCTTGCTCAGCCATTGTAGGGTAATACATCTTAAACTTTTCGATTGTTAACCTATTTCTCATGTCTTACACCTCTCTAATTTAATAATTTCATCTCTGCCCACTTTTATCAAAAAATATGGGTTTTTAACCGGCTATTTATATTTGCTATTATATTAGCAAAACCAGATAGCTAATATAAATAGGGGTAATATCCGGGTTTTTGGCCAAAAAGTGGTCTTTTTCATCCAATTTTAATAAAAAATAAGAGGCTCAGTTTGTTCCAAGCCTCTTCTTTCATTACTTTTTTGCTTTCTTTTTAGTAACGTCCAAACCAATCGCTTTATAAATTTTAAGTTTTCGCCCACGATATTTAGTAATGTCTGCAATAATCCAAGCACAATATCCGTCAACAAGAAACATGTTTTCGTCGACAATTATCGGGCTAAGCTTCTTATGTAGGGCAAATTCCATCTCTTTTTCATAGAGCTTTTCAGACTTAGGAGGTGCCTTCTTAAATGCTTTTGTAATTTTAATCTCGTCGAAATGCTTTCTAGAAATTCGTTTGCATTCATATGTTTTGAATTTCATTTACCTTTCTCCTTTCCTTGATCGTATGTAGACTGACCAAAAAGAACTTTTTCAACACTGCAATCTTTTCCTGAAAAATATACTTGATCGGCAATATCCTGATCGTTAGCGGCATTCAAGCAAAGAACTGTTCGGTATTCTTCACCATCGCAAGAAAGTATACCTGCTGTACGAACGAAGCGGAATCCAAATATACGATTGCAATCATCTTCATCAATAACAGGTATAATTACAGGCATATTATCAGGAAGATCCGATATGAGCCTCTTCAACTCATCAATTGTCATGTTTAACATATACGTCTTTCTCCTTTCCAATAAAAATAGGACACCGTGTTTCAGATGCCCTATAATTGTTAGGTTTTTATTCCCACATCAAATTTCTTCGTAATACCTGTTACACATTGAAATTCAGCTATGATGGTTTTAGAGTTGTCTTGCTCTTCGTTGATTGTGCGACTGGTAAGACGATAAAGCTCGCCGTCGAACATATATACCTGGTCAAGCGTATCTGAGTCAACATTGCTGATGCTCTGTATATATTTCTCATAGAGATCGACTTTGGTCCGAAGTTCAACGTTCTCACATTCGGCTTCACAGGCTCTATCCGAAAGTTTATCGCACATATGTTTCAGATATTCATTATCCGAATCGTATGATTTACTTAAATATTCAATATACTTTACATCATTATCAAGTTTTTCTCTATCCTTTTTAGTAAACATTAATTATTCTCCTTTCAAAAATAAAAAGAATAGGACACCATGTTTCAGATGTCCCATTATTCAGTTTTTAGGATATAATCTAATTAGTTTCTTTTTACATTTATTAGCTGTTTTTTCATTACTGTCCTTAAGAGCCTTTTCTCCTTTAGACCAGTAATAATAAAATCTAATATCTTTGAATGACTTCATAGAATATCCTCTCCTTTCATTATAGGAGTTGTTTAGTTCGCGTGTGAAAGGTCGTCCGTCATAATATGTAAAAAATTATGAGTCTCGTCAACAAACTGAACTTTTGATGGGTCAACTCGCTCAATCCGGTCATCAAATTCAATGATGCCAAATATCCGTGAATATTGACCTCCAGGATGAGAACCAACCGCTAAACCAGGAGCAATTACATCAGAATACTGCTCCCAGCAGTGGAAATATCCAAGTTCTTTGTTTACTTTACATAAACGGAGTTCTTTTTTGACTGTGATGTTACTCAGTGTAGCCATTATTTTTGCTCCTTTCAAAATATAAAAGAGAAAAGCCTTAGTATATTTTAACCAAGGCTTTAATCTCATCTTTTAGTAATACTATATCAATCCTCTTCTATTATACATCTCGACAAGCTTCATCATATGCTTCTTATTGAATTTCTCTGCTTGTTCGTCGCTTCTTAAACCTAAAGCGTGCAATGCATTGTGAATATCAATTAAGTTTGCATGATAACGAGTTGCCACATTTAGTATAATTTTTTCCAATGACATAAGTATTACACCTCCTTTCATAATAGGAGACGCTTTTTTCGCGATCAAATAATATAAAAGAAAAAAAAATAAAGAGAATAAGTATCTCGTTATACCATATCGAGACCCCATAGGCGTGGATATACTTTCGTATACGCGGGCTTCCCGCATCCCTTATTCTCATAATACAGAGTGTAAATTTCGCGAAAAAGAAAAGACCCAGATTTTACTCTGAGTCTTTACTTCTTTACTTCTTAAAACGCCAATATTTTAGATTTGGTACAACATCAATTATGCCGACTTTATGCATGTACAGTTCTTCCGCAAAAAGAACTCTCCGTACGATAAACATAGGTATCAACGGATACTTCTTCCTGATCAATTTCATGCAATCAACGGCATCATAACATAGACCCGTATTCATAAAATATCGCCTCCTTTCATAATAGGAGATGTTTATTTCGCGCCATCCGTTTTTCCTATAATCAACTCCGAATATGGCAGACTCTCGATCCACTCACAGAACGTATTCCATTCGTCAAGCTTATGGTTTTTACGAGATTTATAAATATTCGCAAGAACCTCGTAATTCAGCATAACCGTTCGCTTCTGATTATAAGAGCTAGGAAGAAGCTGAATCATTTGCCACCAATCATCTTTGGATTTTCCATCTTCGATAAAGCATCTTCTATAATAATTTAGAGCGTCAATTACAACATTTATCACATCCGTAGATGTTGTAGACCTTAGACCATTGACACCGAATTCCTCACAACTTAAATGCTCTATCGAGAAATCATCAAGCGTAAACTCCTTCTCATGAATCTTGTGCATTGTTGAGCAAGAGTTTGCAACCGTGCCTACCTTATAGGTGTCGAACTCCTTCCACCAATATAGCGGAGCAGTGATATCTAAATATACCGTAATCATCCGCATGAACTTACGATGGTCAGTACCGGCATCGCGGAGTTTTGTCATGAGGGAAAGGTCGTTGGGGCCGATTTGCTGTGCTGGGCATTCATCGAATCGAAGATTACAATGAGCACAGTAACCGCAATCGTCATATGAATCAAAACGACTATCACTCTTCTCCCACGAATTCATAGGATTACGCATTCCTCTGATGGCTGCTTCCCAGCCCATTACTTCAGTGTTTTCAATTTTGAGCATTTTCAAATTCCCTCCTCATTATCTTAGCAGCTTCAATTTTCTTTTCATCGCTCCATGCATGCGGGCACTTAAACTCGTTCAGCGAGCAGAAGCAGCACATAGTTCCACCAGTTAACGTCCAGCAACGATTAGCAAGTGCCCTACAATCGTTAGTCACATATTTTTTAAATTTTTCATATTCGCTTTTTGTATCCTGGAGTTGTTCACGAAGAAGTTTTATCTCGTTCTTCAATCGCTCATTTTCTATTGTTGCGTCTGAAGCCATTGCCTGGCGTAATTCATCAAGATTCATTTTGCTTTCTCCTTTCAAAAATATGCAAATTTAGCGATACAAAGATTCAAAAGACGGGCTATGCATAAACCCAATAAGAACAAGGAGCTGGTAAAACCTGCTGTTGCCGTTTAGCTTTTGCCACTTTTTCCACTTTTTATAATGTTCAAATGTTACGTTATTCATTTTGCTTTCTCCTTATTAATAATTTTTACTTTATAGCCAAGCTCTTTTTCAATCTCATCGAGAGTCATTTCTCTAGAAGCATACTCCGTGATGATGTCGAAGAAGCAAGCAGGAGTTTTAATACCTCGCTCAATTGCCAAATTGCAAACAGACTCATATAAGAGCATTGAACCATAGCAATTTATATAAAGATGATTGTGCAAGCTCACATCGCAAAATGGCTCAAGATTATTAATGAGTGGAGTATATTTCTGAGTAAATGGCACGCTGGCCTTTGGGATTACAACCGTATGCTTTCCCTTATTATCCTCATACTTATAGACCAGTTTAAAATACCAGCAATCGTCTTCCTTAAAAGGGGTAATGCTGGTGAGTCCGATGTCGTTTTTTATACCCATTAAATATCATTCCTTCCTTATAACTTTAATGATTACTATGAAGCTGATCGAGTATTTCTCGACAATTTTTTACGAGCTCCTTAAGACGATTATGTATTTGCATTTCATATTTAATAAGTTTCTTCTCACAAATAAGTCCGACGATTAGAAAAATAACCAGCAGACATTCAAGAGTCGTTATTATAATAAATTTTATGCTCATATCATTTGTATTAAGCCTCCGCAAAGAATTTGTGACCACCGACAGTAAGTACATATGTTTGTGATTCATGCCAAGCACTATAAACGAGAGCCGGAGCATAAAAATAAAGAATTTTAGCATCCGTAATTACTTCGCCTCTATCAAATACAGCACGAACGGCATCTTTAACGCTTTCATTCGGAGCCGGCCTATGTTTCGTGTAGCGATACATTATGGCGATCTCACTGGGCTGCTTATTCTCTTTTTCGCAAGCATTTAAAATACATTGAGCAACACCCATTTGTCCTTCGTAAGACTCGGCACCAGACTCAGCCATTACAAGAGACTCAATTTCTGAACGTTCGTAGTCAGACAAATAAAACCTCGGCCCGCTCTCTATAGACTCTTCGGAAATATCGGATGTCTCCTCAATTTCTTCTTCTGGTTTTTCTACAACATCCTCTTCAAATATAACAGAAGGTTCTGGATCGTCGATAGGAATATCTACTCTTGTTACATAAGGGATTCCAACTCCTTGAGTAGCACCCATCGCCTTTGCATTTACAACATTAAATTGAAGAACACCTAAGCAAAATATAGCCATACATAGGATTACTGAAAAAATATCCTTAATTATTTCTTGGTCTCTAAGCTTTAACTTTTTCATAGTTTTATATCTCCTTAAAATAATTCTTTATTTTCGTAGACGTACATAAACTCTCTTGAAACGTGTTCTCTAGTCACAGAGATTGTCGGAAATTCAGGGTTTGACCGGTCAAGAATGAAATTAACGTTAATCGATAAATTAGAGATCAAATCGTCGGTTCCGGCAATATTATCCGCGTTGCTAATAAGATGTCGACCAGCAGCCTTTATGAGTTCAACAAGTCGTTTATGAGCTTTTGATTCTGTCTCAGACATATGCTCTGCAGACTCTTCCTGAATATGTTTAGCTTCGTATTCGCATGTCGGGCAAACCATAGTGCCCTCTGGAACAACTGCTCCACAAGATATACATCTGTCTTCCATTTACTTTTCCTCCTCATCTATCTTGTTCAGCTTTTCTCCCATCTCTTTTAATATATCGATACAGGTATTAAGAGGTATTCCATGCTCCATGAATATCATCAGACATGCTTTTAATTTTCTAAAGTTCGAATCGTCTACTGAACAAAATGATGAAAGCAGTTCGGTATAAACTTTGAATTTTAGCATCTCCGTAAGCGCGTCTTTATCTGCATCTATGCGAAACATGTTATCGTCTCCCATTTACTTTTCCTCCTCTTTGTATTTAACAGGTTTATGGGAATATAGATTGCTTGAGTAACTTAGGCATTCATCGCAAGGACTCTCAAGTGAATTTTCGTCTGTATCAAAATATTTGCAAGTCTTGCAATATACACCAAAGTATACTTCTTTCATTCCATCTTCATTCATGCTTGGTTTCCTCCTTAGTTTCATGTAAAACAGATTTAACAGCGTTTACCGTTAAGATTATCGCTGTAATAACTGTAATAGCAACTATAATTCCTATGCCAAGTAGAATGGCAATCCCAACAAGGGCAAGAAGATCTAAAAACATTTGAGTGAGCATTAATATCAGTTTCCTTTCATAGAAATTTTCTTAGAAATGTAGTATTGAGCAAGATCTCCGTGATATACATAATGTCTCATTATGAGTTCTTCACGTCTACTGTTTATTGGAATAACGACTGAATTGCGATGTTTTCCTCGAAAACCGAAATCATCAAATTTAAATCCCATTCTTAGAGTACCGTTTCTTGGCGTTTCATATTCAACTAAAAACCATCGATGATCGTCATGAATTTCTGTTATAATTCCTATTACGTATTCCGGAGCCGAGACTGGTATGTAACATATACCATATTGTAACGGATCAAATATAACTTTTTGTCCAACTTTAATTGCTTTTCGCTTTATCATCGACAAAATCTCCTTTAAATATAAAGTCGTTTCTTCGTCCGTTCGGCAACGTTCCATGCATCTTAACCTCTTTGCCGTTCTTAAGATCAAGAATTTCTTCCTTTGTGAAATATACGATTGTTTGCATAGTTTGCTTTCTCCTTATCTATTAATATCTAAAAGATCTATTCGACCAAATGTACTAGCACTGTTTGAAAGATGATTAGTAATCATGTCAAAATCATATCGGAGCTCGTCTTTATATATGTAATATACTGGCATTCCGAGATCTTTAGCGTGTGTTACTTCTTTAAATACGCCTATACCGACAAGTCCGTCCATACTGCTAAATATAACCATGTCGAACATCTTTATTTGATTGAGACGTATGTTCATTATCTCGTCTTCGCTTTTTCCTTCAACGTTGAGATCGGCAGAAGGTCTAAAGATCGTTGCATTAGGAAAATATGATTGTATAAGACTTAGTTCATAATCCTCGATCTTAGTTCCGTACTTCCACTGATGATGGGTGTAATAGATTTTAAGTTTGCACTCAGTCATTATTTAACCCCCTCGAAATTATTTCTCCGTCTTCGTCGCAAATAAATATGCTATATGAATCGTTACTAGGTGAATACGAGCACGACCAATAAAGTCCGGATTCCTCAAGTATTTCTTGAATTTTTGCGACGGTCTCAAATTTTGAATAGTCTGACATTGTCTGCTTCCTCCTTAAAATATAAAAGTAAAAGACCCAATGTTTCCATTGAGTCTTAAACTTCTTATGTAATTAGATGATCTTAAGTCCTTCTCGTTCTATCAAATCTTTGAACTCATACCAACCAGCCATAGAATTCTTCCTGAATGCCTCGTTGCAATCTTTCCTGAGTCCCCATCTATTATCCATTGCATATATCTCCTGGATGCTAGGGTATTCGTCCCTCATCATCTCAGCAAAGTTTTTGACAATGGCTATAGATATAAACTCCTGATCGATTACTCGATACCTCAATACTCTATAGTTGTCTTCCGGTCCGCCGATTCCATAAATAACGATTTGCATTTTTAATCGTCTCCTTTCATAAAGGAGAATGTTTTTTACGCGAAGAAAAAGAATAGGAGACCTTGTTTCAGATCTCCATCCTTTCAGTTAATTCTGTTTATGTTCTTCTTTCGCAGCATTAATTATACCAGCTATAAATAAGACAGGTCCAGTCACCATAAAGAATATAAATAAACCAATTTTGTCTATTGTTGATTCAACCGATTCAAATATACACTTTCTAAGACTAATTACCAAAGCTATGCTTATAGCTAAGTATACGACGATTGCGATTAATATAAATTTTAACATAAACTATCGTCTCCTTTCATAAAGGAGAATGTTTTTTACGCGAACTCATTCATACTCTTCGTATAATATGGCTATTGAATGATCGCCATATCTAGCCTGCTGATATCTAAACTCTCTAATTAAAATATCAGGATGTTCTTCTAACCAATTGTTGAACAGAACATCAGCTCTGGTGCCATCGGCATTACCGAAAAATATCTTAGATCGAGTTCGAATATTTACTTTACACATTACCAATTGACCCACCTTGACTCGTTGAATTTTTTCTTTTGACTTAAAGCCTTGCTTATTGCTAGATCAATACCGCTTCTCGACTTCAAGTGATAGTAATATAAGTCGGTGTAAGGAGTATTGAGCCTATCGATTCTACCGGCTGCTTGAGCCATGACTTTATAGCTGTAATTCTGCGAGTAAAATACGATTGTGTCGGTCTTGATGCAATTCCAACCTTCGGCGCCAGCGGTATACTGCACAAGATACACCCATCGTTTGCTAGTAGGGATAGGTTGGTGTGCATGCCCGTTCCATTCTGCGATTTGAACTTTTTCTCCATAATAGATTCCTTTCAAAATATCAAGCTCGTAGTCGAAATTGTAAAATATGATCATCTTAGGGTGCTTCTCAGCTAATTCCATAACAGCTATTTGCCTGGAATCGTCCGAGTTAACAATCCTTCTAAGAACATAACAAAGCCCAGAAGCTTGTTGGATAGGCTCGTTCTTAAAAGGATCCCAGCGAGTCCTTACAGCTTCCTTATACTTTGAAATATCATAGTTTACATAAATATCTTCATGATGTGGAATAGTCTGTCTAGAGAAGTCCATATCAATAAGAATTTGATTCCTTAATCGAATTAGACGGCCAGTATTAATATAACGATCGATCTTTGGATACTTCGAATAAGGAGAATATACAACATGCTCGTGCTCGAATTCTCTTTTTGTTTTGTAGAATCCGTTAGCCTTAAACACAGGAAAATATTGCTCCCAAGTATCTCCTGGTGTTGCCGATAGGATGATCCAGTCATTCTTCCTAGCAATATCCCAGAAAGCTTTTACCCATTTGCCTTTACCGGTCAGTCGATCTTCATCAAATATAAAGAACGCATCATACACGCCTTTATACTTTTGAATGTTGTTCCAGCTGTCAATTACGATCTTGTTTTTGTAAAAACTCACCTCGGGATTTTTTGAGATTAGGAAATTGGCTAATTCTCCCTCCCATTCAAGTGAGTCACGCTTCATGGCAGTTGTGATAATATAAAGATCTTTTGGATTCTTCATAGGGATGTAGTCCGGATCGATACTACCACCTTGCTCTTTAAAGTAGTAATATAATCCTGTCCTACTTTTACCACTACCAACTCCGCCATTTAAAATGCAGCCGTTATGCATCCTTTTAACTGCGTCTCTTTGATAATCACGAAGGAAGTCTTCCATAATTAGTCATCCCATGGACCGAACACGGATTTAGCCGCTTTAGCAAGCTTTTCGAATTTTTCAGCTATGTCGTCCATCGTTATCTGGCCATCGATTTTGATCTCAGGAGTTTCTTCTTTAGGAATCCACTTTTTAAAAATATCATTATAAAACCCGCCGCCAAAATGCTTCTTACAAATTGCCATGGCAAGACCCTTCTCCGGATCAAACTCGTCTCTTTCATCGCATTTAACTACTGTCTTTGTTCCGTCAGACCAAAAAACTATTGTTGCAGGATTGTTAAATATAACATTAGTTATAGAATTCATCGCATTCTGTTTTGTAGACGGCACTTTTATATAACTTCCGTTGTCAGATGCAATTCTATTATATATACTGCTATAAGTTCCGTAATCGATACGGATATCATTTTCGTAATCGTTATACCTCATTGTTTGCTTCCTCCTTAAAATCATTTAAAATTTTTATAATCGTCCTTAATTGAGTTATAAAAAGGCACGAATGTAGGTTTGATCATTAATATAGTTCCGTCCGTAGCCACCGTAGCCTCAATGAACCATCCACCGATATGTACCGAGATTCCCTTGCCTCTGGTGAATGGAGTCTGAGACTGGAAGCATCCCGTCTGAAAGACGTGAACATTCCTATAGAATAAATATTCGGCCTTATGATAGTGACCCACTGCCAAAATATTCGGCTTTGAATCGCTCTCCATTGCCTCAACCATCTTCTGAACTTTATAGCTCAAAGCATAAGCTGTTCCGTCCCAAGGATGCCTGAGTTCAAGTATACAATGCGGAGTCAACTCCACAAGAGCGCAGTCCCTTCCAAGATAATCCAAGTCGGGTCTAAGATTCGCTATAGCTTTACCAATATCATAGCCGACATGCTTATATATGCTTGCGTCATGGTTTCCTGTAATAAAATGAGTCGTAATGCCATCACGTTTCGGATAATTCTTTACAACATCGTCTCTCATCTCATCAGCAGATATTTCATACAGCTCGTACTCATGACCTGGTCTCATCTTAAGACCGTCCGTAATGTCACCTGTATGATAAATATCTTTTATTCCAAGCGATTTTGCATAGTCATAATATACATTAAGCCATGTAAGCTGAGTATACTTACTTCCGATCTGAGTATCGCCCATAAGACCGAACTTTATAGTCTTAGTTCCGCCCCAATTGCTCAAGTGATAACTCGGCTCTTGGTTCTGAATAACAGCTCTTTTTTCTTCATGCTTAGACGCTGCATCTGCGTGTTTTTTCATGTACTTTTGAACTTTGTTGTACATGTTAGTAAGACCCAATTCGGATTCTATCTTCCTAGTTGCATCGCAAGGTCTAAGCCCTTGTGCAGCGTATTCCAACGCCGCTTCCTGCCAGGTTTTCAAATTTGTATGCCTCCAATTCAAAAATATAAAGAGAAACAGCATGGCAGTAAAGTCCATTACTGCTTCTCTTTATTGTAATACATGAAAATGCCTAGTATTAGAACGGGCAGTCTTCACCAGGACACTCTTCTTCTGCAAATCTTGCAGCAAAACGATCGATATTCTGTGTAACACTTATCGACTGCAAATATGCAGTTCGTCCTGCTTTGCCATTGACTTCCCAGTCATAAGGACGTATGTCAAGATCAACCGACATAATATCAACGTCATCCAGGCAAGATACACTCTCCTCGTCAAGTTTATTAACTCTTGAACCGGTCTTAAGATATACATTCGGTCCACGGTCATTAAACTTAATCTTAACAGGAAGGAACATAAACGGATCCTCATCTTCGCCACGAGACTTGATCTTTACATTCCATCCATCTGCAATAAGACGATCAGCAGTTTCCTGGTCAGGAATAACCAATGCAAAGTTACGGTCTCCCTCTCGGTTAAACTTTGAGGGAGCTCCAGAAAAGTTACGATAAATAATTATGGCATCATCGATCTGAAGAATGCCTCTCGGTGCAAAAGTAATGTTCATAGTTTTAATCTCCTTTTAAATATAGTTTTTATCTTTTCTTGAAAGAATCATCATCTTCGTTGAGCGGAACCAAATCAGAAATATCATAGCCCGCTCCGCATGTTAACTTTGGTGTTCCATCACTCTGAAGAGTCATGTCCTGATCTCTTAAATTTGGGCATCCTATGCAGGATTCTGCACCGCATTCTCTAATCCAAGGTGGCTCTTCTATATTGGGAAGCGGATCGTTTGAAACAAACCATTCAAAGTCTCCATAATTAGATATGGTATCGACGGCAGAATCGACAAGTTTACTATAATAAGTTTTGTCAATACTGTCCTGTTTACCAAGAGTTTTAACCATCTCAGACTCAAGCCAACGATATCCCTTAGCACCAGTTGCAGAAGAATATTTGACATTTCCTTCCTTGTCTTTGCCTTCTCTAAGAAGTTCTCCTCCGCCACATCCAGGTTTAATAGGACAGAACTGACCAACCTTACCTATGAACTGATAATTATGTTCGCCTTCAGGAAGGTTTTCGTTCATGTCCAAATATAAAGCGGACTTAACTTCTTTAGTTTCGCATGTATCCTCAAATCCAATAGGCTCTTTACTAAAGAGTGTCTTGAATACGTAAGGGATCTGGAACTGAGTTCCTGTGGCTGTCCACTCGCCAGCATGCTTTCCGTCTTTATACTTAGCAATATAAACTGCGTCATTGACAAGGCACATCCTGTCGTACGTAGCCTCATGTTCAAAAGTATAGCCGTACTTGTTAGCGAACTTCATACAGAAGTCTATGATCTCCGGAGTTGCATTCGGAATCTTGATACTATCTGTCTTAATATGCGCTACAGTAAAACCTCGCTTCGATACCTCGTCCTGAAGAGTCCGCATAAACAATGCTCCACGAAGAGCTACAATATTGTTTTTATTACGAATATCACGGAACGGATTATCAAAATTAGCAGCAGTAAGGCCATAGACAGAGTTAATTGCTATCTTTAGTGCCTGAGCAAGATCTTTAGCCGTAGACTCGTCATCCAAATATGGGGCAAGCTTTCCGTCAAGCATTTCTCTGGCAGCTGCGAAATCACCATGCTTAATGAATATACGAGCATCAAGAATATCCTTGAAGTTCTTGGTATACTTACCGAAGCAGTCCATAGCAATTATTGAATGAGGATGCAGACTCATAATATCAAGCAATGCAAGATCTACATACATTCCCGGCTCGGCATACACATAGCCTCCAAAACCAAGATCTGTTCCGCGATATAGATTACGCATCGCATGATCGTTAAGTCTTTCCTCATATATCTTTTTATCAGTAGGAATATATTCAGGATACTGATTATAGTAATCCTTCCATGTTCCGAAAAAATATCCAGGAAATACTTCGGAGAGATCTGTATAGATCAGATTAGGTTTTTTCTCTTTGCCAAATATGATTCGAGTTGTAAGGCTGTTTGTTGTGTCGTTTACTGTCATACCCGCCAGATTTGCCAGAATCTCACGAGCTGTAAAGTCACCTTTAAGATGATTAAACACAGCTTCAGTTGCAATAACATCGTTATCGCAATATTCGGCGACCTTCGTCCACATCTCTTCAGGCACAGGCTGATCCCACGGAAGACCGAGTTCTTGATGATGAATACCAAGTTCAATCTCCCACTTTTTCAGTGACTGCTTCTTAGCTGCAAAGTCATAAACGTCCGTATACGATACGTTATAAGCCTCTCCAAAAAACGCGTTTCTACTTCCCATAACAATTTTTTGTGAAAGATTATACAGCTGCTCATTCGTATATCCCATAAGTCTCGCATACAGAATATGATTATCATAACGTCTGCAGTTGAAGCCTACAAGTTTGAAGCGCATAAGATCTTCGATCTCAGTAGGAGTTGGATTGATCATTCTTACAACTGGATTTCCTTCACCCGCTGCTTTCCAATTAACCAAAAACAGATTAGGAAAAACCTCGACGTCATAGAATATAAGATTCGCATCACTACTATCGGCTGGTGCGGAAGGCTCTTCAGACTTAAACTTCATCTTATTCACAAGCTTTATACAGTAGTCAGCCTTGTTGGTACTGCCGGCACCAAATGCAAGTACTGCATTCTTGAGATCCGAGACATCATACTTCATCCCACTAGAATATGCATCTTCTAGAGTCTTATAAATAAAGTCTATGCTCGGCTTAGTTGCAGCATGATACTCCTTGTTAAGATTTCGCTTTATGATAGTCCTCAGTGCCTTTTCGCTTTTCACCCCTTCAAAATTTATCACTTTACTTTCTCCTTTCATCGGTAGTCCAGAGCTGATAGTTGCAATTGGGAGATCATTGCATTTCGTAAGTTTTCTTCGAAGAGAACTCTTACCAGTGAATACCTTAATCTCAATATTATCATCATATATGCGACTAAGTTTTGTAGGATCACCGGTATAAATATAATGAAGATGAACACCCGCTCCACTTTTACTAAGTTCTGCGTACGTAGCCGGCCATTTGCTAGCCTCTTCCACGTTCCTTTCAAAAGACTTATTGCCATTCTTATCTTTAATATCAAAGTCTATGACAATATGATTCTCAGGAATTCTTACATAGTGGAGCTTACGAGTATTTAGATCTCTTAGTTTGGAAGTTACTTCATCCCATTGCTTATTAGGAGTTTCTTTAGACGTAGCATACTGAGCAAAGCAGTCAGCGCACTCTTTATCAAATATAGATTCTGCAGCATCAAACTTGATTAAGTGCGTTTTAGGCTCTTCTTTTTTCTCTTCTGACTCTCCATCTTCGAATTTGTCAGTTCTAAACCCGCTATAGTAACTGCGAAGTCTAGAGCCGTCGTCATCAGTAAAACGTTCTTTGAAATCCCAAAAATAGTTTTTCAGCTCTTCTTTAAAGTTTCTCTGAGAATATGGATAAGGCACTTTTGCCTCTTCGCAATATGTCTTATACATCTCCCATGCAGCCTTTAAAGTTGTACCGTCTTCTTTCTTGAATACATGATATGAATCAATAATAAAGTTGTAGAAGTCATTTGATGCTCCGAGCATTGCAGTTGGAATATAATCGTCATAATAGCCCGGGTCACTCAAATATACTTCTTGGCAATGATATGCTATGGCTCCAAGCTCGAATGCGATTTGTTTAGTGGTAGCCTTATACTCCTTCGCGCTAAGCTTATTACCAGTAGGAGATACGTCAATAAGTCTACGAATAAGACCCGATTTGCCGTCTGTAATCTTTACCGGTTTATTCGTTCCCATAAATAAGAAACATTTAAATCGACTAGAATATGTTGACTTAAATTTCTCATTCACAGTCATAAGCTCGTGCGAAACAAGGCTGTTAAGGCGTGTATTATCTTCAATCTTAGACAAATCGCCATCATGCTGAATGGCCACAAGGGGATTTGTCTTGAAAGCTTCAAGGGCAAATGAGTTATTCGATGACCCTAGTGCTTTAGCATCAAACACTGAATAATATCCCTCGAACAGCTGCTGAATGATATTTAAGATTGTAGATTTACCAGTTCCTGCTGCGCCATACAATACCATGAATTTTTGTATCTTTTTAGAATCTCCGGACACAATTGAGCCTATTGCCCACTCTATCTTATGCCTCTCTTCTTCAGAATATAGAGTAGACATTAGTTTGTTGTATGCTGAAATATCGCCTTTTTCTAATGGGTAGCTGAGTTTTTTGCTGGCATAATCTTTCTTGTTAGTTTCTGCATTTGAAAATATCAATTTCTCATCTAACATGTGAAAATTATCTCGCATCTGCTTCTGACAATACTTATGCCATTTATCAATCATTCCCGAATCTGCGTCCCACATATATAGAACCTTTGTATCAGACTCTAAATTTTTGCGATGTTCTTCGGCATACTTTTTCAGCTCTGCATCGATCATTCTCAATGCATCCTGCTCTTCCGTAGACCACAAGCCGCGTTCTTCGTCCCATACTGCATAGAAATCACTACCACGAATCATTAGATCTGAGCTTTTCTTCATTAAGAACGTAGGATAGATTTCAACAATACCACGCCTTGTGTTACGGGTCGAGACCGTCATGAAATCAAGCATTTCATTATTTAATCTCCTTTCTTAGACTCTTCTCCAGCTTTTATTTATACGATTTCATCCAAATACCAGCAAAGCTGATACCAAATTTCAACCGTCCGTAGATCACGGTCACAATCCTTAATTGTAAATAATCCGCCTTTTCCGTCAGGTTCATACTCGCGATTAAGCAACCTTGTGACCGCTGCTTCTACGTACTGCCTATTAAATACATCATCCGTCATAGAGCTGAGACCCATATTTACTATCATCCCCCAGAACCATTGTTTAGTTCTGTCTCCATATGCAGGATTGTCCATGATGCTTTCCTCACAGCGTATAGCCAATGCAATCATCATTTCCAAAACGCTACACGGACCATCCAAATATGATTCTTCATCCCCGCGATGTCGAATAGCGAAACGATATCGTAAATTTAATCCGTCCTCAGCTCTATTTCTATCTCTTCGTAAAATATAAGTGAACTCTGTATTGTGTAAGCATGACAAAAGCTTTCTGTAAGAAATTTGCTTTGAATATCTATCCTTGCAAACTAAGTCATACAACCATTCAAAATATTCGTTTTGAATTTTATCTGCGATTGTCATTAATCATCCACCTGATTCTGAGGCGCAATATCGCTATAGTTTGCAGAATCAAGCAAAATCTCATAATCAACTTTCAAAGCATCATTTCTAACGAATACAGAGTCGTCCTCGTATTCACCAAAATGGTTAAGCGAGTCCTCTCCAATAAGATCATCGATATCGTCTACGATTTCATTATACTCGTCAGTAAGGACTTTATCATTATAATATGTGAGACTTATCGTCTCGTAATCCGGATAATCACCGAACTCGTCCGGAGAAATTACATAAGGTCTATCGGTCATCACGTCTCCCCCTTTCTCATTAATATTATTTGAATAACTTGTATAATTATGTCTAGCTATAACGTCTTCATACTCCTTTACTTCTTCGGGCTGAACTTCAGGAGTTTCTGCCTTCTCAGACTCAGCAGGATGAAGTTTTGCTTTCGCTGCTTCAATATCTGCCTTCTTAGCCTCAAGGTCATCTTTTCGCATCTTTGCATATGTTTCCTTAACAGAATCAATCTCTTCCTGAGCGATCTGCTTATACTTTTTCTCTACGAACTTCCATGTTATGAGCGAACCTGCTGAAGCGCCCACTATAAATGACAGAAAATATAGAAGTTTACTGTTCATTATATTAGTCCTCCATTTTCAATGTTTTTATTCATGTTCTTGCAATCGTGGATCGGTTATTCCTGCCGGGAAAAATATAGATTTTCCTATTTTAACCCCTTTTATCCAGCCGAGTGAATACCACCATTTGATGGTCTCCACTCCGACTGAAAATTTAGATGCGAGCTCTTCTTCACTTGCAAATCCGATAAAACGGTTGTTCTGAAAAATAACTTCGTCTTCAAGGTCATTCTGCAAAATATAAACGATTAACTCTTTACCAGTCATTATTTGTCTCCCTTTCAGATGAGATCGAGAATATTGCCGTCGACATTGAAGTCAAGAAGAATGCTCTTTTCACGACCATTCACAAAGTCGCGTGCTTTTTCATTATACAGATCATAGATTCCGAAGTCTACGAAATTATCGTAAATATCAGGATGCGCTTCATCATAAATCCAACCTACTATCTGACCGGCTTTTGTTTTCGGAATACCGAGCATGTCATACACATCATTGAGGAACAAATATCCCTGCTTCTGCAGCTTTTCGTTGGCATAATTCTGCTGATGCTTAAGGAACATAAGGTTGTATTCTGCATCCCTCTTCCATCCTGTGCAAAGCTCATCAAAGAATCGTGCATAATCGCTATACTCATTTACATCAGCGACTTCGATCGACTTTTTTACAGTCTTTTCTTTGCCTTTTGCATCTTTTGTAGTCTCTTCAATTTCTTTAGCCTTGATATTATATTTAAGCTCTCGGTCCATATCTTTTCCGAAACGTTCGACAACACGGTTTCTATATTCCTTAAATCCCTTGTCGACAGTTGCATACGCAGCTGCAAGAGCTACATTTCTCTTACGAAGAATATTGTTAGACGCGAGTATGCTAGTTATAGACAGAGCGCCAAGTACTACAGCAGGACCATAAAGCTTTATAAACTTAACAGCTGTCTGAGCATATATAATAGTTGTGTCTTTCTTCAGATCCTGTGAAGTATAGTTTTTAACATCCTCTTTTGCAGAAAGAATATCAATCTTGCGAATATCTTCATTTGAGAACTCGTCCGTAACCTCTTTTAGACCTGCTGCAGTAGCTACAAGATGAAGATTATGCGTGTTATCTTTAGCCTCTTCAAGAATATCGTTTACCTTGGTTGTTGCCTTACATGCCATGATTGCGCTTGTCACAACACCCACGATACCAGCTATTATAAGAGCTTCGGGGGAATACTTTTTACAAGTAAGTCCGGCCTTGCCAAATGCTCTTGTCATATTTTTAGTGATTTCGAACTTTTTCATAGTTAGTCGTTCTCCTTTTCCATTTTTTCGACATGCTTAATAAGATGATTTAAGTACCACATTGCCTTTTTCAGATCCTGAAGGCCATTCTTCTGTTTCCAACGGCAAATATACTTAATAATATTGCCGGTGTCAGTTGCTTCGATTCCTTTGAGATCAAATGTAAACGCCTCTATTACATCAATCGTCTCAAGTCCAGTTTCAGAAATATAATGAGACGGATGCTCAACCATAGGGTCTGTCCGCCTAATGTCCATATCTGTGAATCCAATGCTCATAAATATCCTCCTTTAATTAATAGGTAATGCCTTAGGCAGTTTAAGCATATAACCGCCGCCCATAGCTCTTACCGGTTCTGCATTACGAATATTTTTCCAACCATATTTATTATCTGTATAATTTCCAGTTATTCCAACCAGATCATAAAGATCTGCTACGGAAACTACACCATACATGTCAATAAGCTCGTCCATTCTCGACAGAACTTCCTCTGCTTCGCCTCTGCTTTCGAGATAAATATCATCGAAATTATATCCGGATCTTGTCCGGGTGCTTCCATATCGACGATCGTCTTCTCTTCGAGAAAATTTGTCATAAGATATGAATGAACTATTGCCTCTACTTGACCTATTTCCGGTAGTTCCGAACAGAATCATCGAAACTCCGTCCGTAACAATATCAGAGATTGCTTTCTTCACAGCAGGTACAAGAACGTCCATGAGAATATAAGACTTTACATTCGCCGCATCTTCTGAAATAAATAAGTCTTTGAGTTTATTCATCTCAGATTTCTTCTTGGTTTTTACAGTTCCATTAACGACTTTTTCAACCTTTTTCTCAGTTTTTGCTGCAGCTGCTGCCTTTTCTTTTGACTTGTGTGAATTAGGCTTATAGTCTTCCACTGTCAGTTTACTCCTTTCAATCTATTAATATTAGTGTTCCAGGTAATGTGATTTTAGATCTCGGAGAATATCCATGCGCAATTTTCCATTGATAGGTAAGGTTCGCTCTGGCTTTTTCTTTAGAAACAGCACTGGTGGTTCCGTTCCAAGACATAACCAAACAGTCATCAAACCTCATTACTGGACCATCATAGTAATATAAATGATTTCTTTTAGTTTTATCTGTCTTCAAATATCGGCAGTCGCCAGTCGGATGTCCACAACCCAAATCGTACTTACTCCCGTCCATCCAATGTCTACAACCGATACAATTTGGCGTGAGATAGCCTGCATAAGAAATATCCATACTTTACTCCTTATAAAAAGGAAAAGGGAAAGCACCCTGTTACAGGCACTTACCCTTTTTAGAACTTTTGTTTTCCTTATTTGTCGTCTTCTTCTACGGATTCATCTTCTTCGACTTCAACGACCTCTTCATTCTTATAGATTGTATAACCCTTCTTTCTCAGACGGTTAATCTTCCACTCTTCAATCTTGGCTCTGTTCTTGTAAGCAATGGCTGCTACGCCAGCTACTACAGCAGATCCAGCACCAATTATGATCGGCAGAATGTTAACTGTTTCCGAATCTTCAGGTATTAATTCAACCTCTTCGATTTCCTCGATGTCGTTTACGTTCTCGTTTTTGACTTCTTCCATTATAAAGTCCTCCTTTACAAAATATCGAAAAACGTGGTACGTTCTTCATAATATGAAATGTTTTTTTCGCGTCTTTTTACATAAAACTTGAGAAATCGCATTTTGGCGCAACGCTGTAGTCAATTACAAGACATGGCGTGCCATCTTCTGCCAATTGCGAGCTAAAGTAAATATCAATTTCTCCATCGTCAATGTTCCAACCAAGATCGTATCCGACATTGATAGGTTTCAGACCGATAAGGTCATAAAAGTCGTTCAATGAAGCATACATATCCGTAATAATGTTTCGGTTGATAACGTTTACGGCCTTCTTAATAGTGTCAATATCAGACTTAAAATATCGTCCGAACGCTCCATCATAACAAAGAGTTTCGCCTTTCTTTGTTATAATGACCTCACTATTGCCGACTGGGTTTTTCTTAATCTTCTTTTCAGCAACTTTGTCCTTAACAACCTTCTCTTTTTTCTCTCCAATTGTCTCAACAACAGCATCTTTATACTCGTTAAGAGCTGTTTCGGAGATTTTGTAAGCTGTTGCCAGAGCAGCAGTTCGTTTAACATTTACTGTAGTTCCTCCTATAAGGCAAGCGATCGATACTCCGCAAGTTATAACGGCAGGTATGTAGCAAGGCCATACAAGTTTTACTATATCAAGCATCTTAAGTTTCACATCTTCGCAACGTTCGTTTGATAAGTCGTTTTCAGCATTTTCTATCAACCTAAGAGCTTTTGGAGTAGCCTTTACAGCAAGAACTGTAGTCGACACCATACCAGCAATTCCAAGGCCAGTAAGAATTTCAGGACTATGCTTTGTTAATGTCGTCTGAATATTCTTAATGACGTTTGTTAAATTTTCTTTACCCATTTGTTTTCTCCTTTCAGATTCGCTAATAAAAATAAAAGAGGCCTTTTGAGCCTCTCCTATTTTACTGATGGTTTTTCATTGCTTCTGCAACTTCTTTTGCGATTGTCTCATTCATTGACTTTTTCTGAGCTATACCTGATACGACTGTTGCAGCTATACTAAGTCCGGCTCCTAAAAATCCCAATATTTCGACAAAATCGATATTAAGCTTTTGCATAAAGCATTTCACCTCCTTCATAATAGCGATTGTATTTTTTGCGAATTTAAATATAAAGAGGAAGAGAATATGTTTCCATAATCTCCTCCCCCTGGTACATTAAGTTCCTCACTTCTTTGGAAGTAGTTTGTTAATCCAGCCTCTTCCCATTATTGTCGTTACTGTTCCGGTCTCTTCGAATTTAAATGATGCTTTCGTTCCCCAAACAGCTGCCGCTATTGGTAATATTATACTTGCCATGCTTATCGCATGCTGAACCCATCGAGATTTTTTCTCCTCGTCCATTTGCTTCTGTTTGAACTCATTATCGATTTCTCGATTCTTTCGTCCTTCCTCAGCCTCATATTCGAGTTTGTTCATCTCCATAGATCTGTCAAGAAGCTTGGTAAGTCCATCTACCCCTGCTTTGTACTGTTCAGATCCGAACTCCACCTTACTTAAATGCTCGAACTGATCCTCAATTTCTACTTCTAACAATGTTGGAATGCTCATTTTGCATTTCTCCTTTCAAAATTGTGTGAACTAATTTGTTCCATAATAGTATCTGTTATTTCTGCGAAAGGTTTGCGTTATTGTCCACTTTGAGGATGACATTCTTTTTTTTGATCAATCCATCAAGATCATCTATCTCTATTCTGTAGACATCCTTCTCAGGATCGGAATGGTCGATTCTAAGAGTTCCAGCCTTCCGGTAACGAATAAAAAATATAATGTTTGAAACTATTGACCCAACAAGTAAACCTATAAGTACAAATAAATATTCCATTTTACTTCCTCCTTTCTAATTGAAAGCTAAAAATAAAAAAGGATGAGCCTTTGCTGGCTCGATCCTCTATCTGTTTCTAACGATGCGTCTCATGATTAATACTATAATAAATATGCATACAAATACGTCACCAAATAGCACAATAGCTACTGAACCGCCAACACTTATCGCGATTACAGTAATTGTTACTAATATTAGCAACATAAGCATCAAAATTGTGAATAGAATCATCACTTATCGCCTCCTTTCATAAAAGGAGCTGCTTTCTACGCGAAAAATAAAAGAGAATGGTGATTCATGTATACCTACATACGACACCTACCGGTTTGTCCACTTTATTACACGGATTCATACATGTCTGTATACGACCGTTCCGGTTTTATCCTAACTTTCTCTTCATAAAGGAACGTGCTTTTTACGCGAATATAAAAAAAATAAAAGGAAGAGCCATTGCTGGCTCAATCCTTTATTGATAACCATACTGAGACCAATATGATCGCATTAAAGATCGCTGCGATTATACCAGTAGCCCCACCTATACTAAATATGTTAATAATAGATGACAATACTAGTGCAACACTAGCAAATCCTTTAATGAAACCAACTATAAATGCTCTCATTTTAGTCACTCCTTTCATAATAGGAGATGCTTTTTTCGCGAAGAAAAAGAATAAATTAAAAATGAAGAGAGACTGTCATTATAACAATCTCTTTTCATTTTTTAGAATACTAATGCTAGATTTTCATCACTCATAATCGCATCAAAGTTTTCATCCGTCCAATCGACTACGTGCGTTTCACCAGTTCGTTTATCCTTATAAATCAATTTCATGTCATATTCATCGATAAGCTTGTTTATAGCATCATACTCTTCTTTTTGCTCTCTAAAAGCTTGCTGAAGATTTTCCGCCATGTTACATAGCTTATCTATTCTTTCTGAATTGATTTCAGGTAAAGAATTGATTGATGTGTCGAATGTTACGTCGTTCCTCTTTGATTTTTTAATGCGATTGAAAAATGTTTTAAACATTAATATCACTCCTTTCATAATAGGAGATGCGTTTTTCGCGAAAAATAAAAGAAAGAGCCATTGCTGGCTCAATCCTTTATTGATGACCATACTAAGACCACTATGATTGTATTAAGTATTCCCAATGCCGTATAAGCAAGTCCCTTAATAAAATCAATTATAAATGCTCTCATTTTAGTCACTCCTTTCATAAAGGAACGTGTTTTTTACGCGTATTTATGAAAAAAAATAGACAAAGTATCAATCGCGAAGATTAAAGAAGCGCCTCTTGACCTGACAAAATATGCCTAAGACAAAAGACGCTTCTAGAGATCGTTAGTAAAAGAAATACATGCAAAAGGCAATTTAGAGATGATTAGCCCTTATTTTCTTTCTTTTCAGCTTTCAGCTTGTCAATGAGTTCCTGTCCCTGCTTAGCAGCATCGGTGAAGTTATTGTTCTTCCAGAAGCCCCAAGCCCAAGTAATAATGGCTACGATTGTCGAAACAACAACGTAAATAGACTGCTCGTCTATATTGAGCGGATTAAAGCCTCTCTGAGCAGCTATGAAATTTATAAGAGCTATAATACTAACTATAGTTCTAACGATAAGATTAACATCTATTTTCTTCTCCATATTTAAGTCCTCCTTATTTATATTCAAAGTCGTGCATTTCTACTTCTACCTTTTCGATCTCTTTTTTCATTGTTTTAATTTCGTTTTCGGCAATAAGCATTCTTTCTACTACTTTGTTGTGTTGTTCTACTTTCTTTTCTAGTGCCTGTAATCGATAAGTAACAAGCGCAACTGTTTTGTTATTCGAACAATATGCACCAACAAGAGTGCCTATAAACGCTAAGACACCTACGACAATAGTTGCCCAATCCACTAGTTCGTTCACCCCTTTATTTCCAAGTACCTATAACATACGCATGCACATACATCGTTCCAGAGACTTCTTTCTTTGGCGCCAAAACACGAAATAAAATATGATTCGTATTAACTGTATATGCTTGCACCATTTTTAGACCATTTCCGTTAATAGTTAATTGCACGTTCTTGACATTGTCTATTAGACCGCTAGGAAAGTCAATACTTGAATCCTTAAAATACATTGAAGAATTGACATAGTTATCGCTAATAGCGGATGTTAACGTCTTGACACACCACAATTCGATATTGCCATTATTCCATTTCTTATAATCCCAATCACCACTCTTAGCCGTTTCTATAACATAATCTTCATGCTCGCCTACCGGGAGACGTATCCAATCAGACCAAGATGTGTAATAATTACGAAAATATCGATGACCATCATAAGTGACAAATTCTTGATAGCATATACTTTGATTAGCGAATCTTCTTACTATTAGCCATCCGTTTTTATTTTCTGGCTTATTAGTCGTGTTTTCATAAGCATAATAATGGCCGCTAGTAATTATATTATTGCAATCGCTATCTGCAATGAGAGGAATATCCTCTGTAAATCCTTTATTAAAATGCGCGCCGCTATAAAATTTTGCATCCATACCAACTTCAAACTCGTCTGCCTGGCTTATCTTACCAATAGCAAGTCCTCTTCCGGATGCTGCAATATGCATAATTGAAAATCCGGTCGAAAGTTCAGCAGTAGTTGTAGATGTCTCGAAAGAGTCAATTGCTTGCATCTGTACATTGTATGAGCTTCCATCTTCTGCAGAAAATATCTCCGATCCTTCTTGAGTATAAGATCCCATATTAATTGTTCGAAACGTGTATGTCGTATCACTCGTTTTTTTATATCGTAGCTTAATAGACTTCGAGTTTTTATTTGACAATGACGTTATTACTGCTTTATATGAAACTTTACAGTAGGATCCTGTCATATTTTCTGTACCGTCTTGATCACATCGGTGCATAGTAAATGTTATTTTAGGAGAGCTATATGCAAGAACATTTATAGTAGTAGTTGCTGACCCAGTTCTATTACGTTTATCTGTTGCTTTGCATGTAATTGTATTACTGCCGGATGTCGTAATGACATTCGTAGTAGCCGGATTGTCGCTATATGTATTCCCGTTTGCAATAATACTGTAACCCGTAATCGGAGAACCATATGCTGGCGTCGCAGTGACAGTGATTTTCATTTTTGACTTATTCTGAACGTAGCCTCCGTATGTAGCCGAATATCCAGTTGGATCGGTTATATTCACGGTGCACGTAGGCTTTATCGATGTTGGTATCTTCATGACAACAGTTTGATCAGAAGTTCCAACAACGGTTGATCCATTGTATGTGGTCAATTTAAAATACACACCCGCTGGAAAGAGTTGTGTAGCAGTATTGGCTAATTCTAACGGAGGAGTAAACGACCATGACGTTGCCGTCGATTTAGTAGCAATTGTACCGGAATATGAACCGCACTCCCATGTTAATGTATGCGTAAAACTTGAAACTTTCCTATCAGCGGTTATTGTCTGAGCCACCCCTAGTGTTCCGCCACTAACGTTCAAAGTAGAAGCTCTTCCTATCGTATTAAGAGCGAACGTTCCAGAGCCTTTGCAGTTAACAGATGTGCCATAAACAGCAGCACCAAGAGTAATTGTAAAGGATCGACTACCATTACTATTGTGCGTTATGGTTTTAGTTCCGGTTTTTATGGTTCCTACCTTTCGCTCTACACGATCGCTCTTGCTATAGACAGTTGCGCCATCAATGGTAACATAAAGAGTACGTTCAGCAACCCAATTTCCGCTATATCCTTGTGCCGATAAGGTCCATGAAATTGTAGATGTGTTGTTCGCTGTTGATTGAGTTGCTGTCCATGATAGCTGATAATATCGACCGTTACCATCGGCATTTGTTTTAACAGTTCCACTTAGTGCCATGTTTTATACCCCCTTAACCTTTAATAGCATCAACGATCCGTCACTTCTGGGAGTAAATGCAAAGTTACCAAACTGAGCTCGCTCATTAACTTCGACAACAATATTGCCAGTGTGAAAATCATTTCCATCCCACCATCCGATAGGAATTCCATTTTTCGTAAACTGTATCATATCATTGTCGAGCTTTAATTTAAGACTATTTTCGTCTTTTCCGATTTCGATGCCATCTGTACTAAATCGAATATACTTAGTAAGTTCTTCGAATTTAGTATCAACTTTTCCATCAACTGTCTCTATTGATGAATTGGTCGATGTAAAATTCATTTCTATCTGATCAGAGAGAACTTCTAACTGACTTTTTGTCGAGCTCTTATAAGTATTGTACTCATCCTTCTCGACATAATCCTCTAAGGCATTGAGAACAATACCATGTACATCGTTCGTAATTGATGCTGACTGACTTGCTATGGAAAGCTCTAAGTCATCCGCAGTAGAATCAATTTTATTATCGACATCTTCAGGAGCAGGAGTCCAATCAGTAGCCTTGTTTCCTCTTTCTAATTTGATTCGATCGGAATATCCGGTAGGAAAACTCGTACGTGCATATGCTGTGTTAGCGGGAGCTTCACCAGTTTCACTATACGTATCTTCGTTTATAGTTTCGATCGGGACAAGTCTTTTAATAAATTCCTTGTTTGAATTATAAAGAGCAACTGTAATATACTTCCCGTGAGCTTCTGATAATTTTGTTCCGCTAATCGTATAGGTTCCGGCATCGATAGGAACAAACTCGGTTGTCTGATGGTCGTTTGTAGACATAATGCTTCCATCATCAATATCAGTTCGTCCATATATAATACCTTTTTCAACGACTAAGTTTCTTCCGCCAATCTTAAGATTGTCGATTGCATTCTTAGCCGATGTGGCATTGTCGTTTGCCTCTGTGACAATAGTTTCAACATCTTTATTGCTCGCACTTAAATATATGCTGTTCGCCGAAATAGCGAGTTTATAAGTATTGTCGGTGTCTTTATAATATTTTAGATAGTTACTGGCATCGCCGAAAACAGCCTGGCCGTCATTATCCAAATATATGCCTCTAGTGGTATTAGAAGCTGATTCCTTAGATCCAGAATATATAGAATTTTCGGTAATTTTAAAGCCGCCGATAGTAGCATCAAAAGCAACGAGATCGGTAACACTAATCTTTGTAGCAGTTATTGACTTAGCCGTTATGACACTGCCGTTAAGACTGTTGTACTCTGTCTGCTGAGCTTCAGTTGTAACACCGTCCGTATTCAGCTTGTAATATAAGCCGTTTTCGCCTTTTACGACAAGCTTATCTGCTACGACAGTACCGCCCTCGATCAAGTCGCCCTTAATTGTGACACCGACTAATTCGCCGGTAATGGTTCCGCCTTCGATTGTAAGATCTTTTATTATACCTGATTTAGCATAGAACTCTTCTATTGCAGCTTGTCCAATATTCGAGAAATCAATATTGGCGTACTTAAGATCTGCAGAAGCGGCAGATAATTTATTAGTTTCCAAGTTCTCAATAGAAGCATCTACTGCTGCTAATTTAGTGGTAGTCGTATTCTTGAAATCGGCATAAGTACTAGACAAATTATTAACACTGACATTTGTAGCTTCTAGATTCTCTATAGTAGCATATTTTGCGTCGGCAATTTCAACGCTTAGCTTATTTGCTTCGAGATTATCAATGCTAGCAGACTGCGCGTTTAATGTTTCATTGATAGTTACATTATCAGCTGTCAATGTCTCAATATTTGCATTAGCAGCATTAAGATCTTTTCTTATGTTGACAGTATCGGTATTTAACGTATCAATTCTAGCATTTGTTGCATTAAGTTCTTCTGTGTCAACTTTATTTGCGATTATCGTATCGAACTCAGATATCTGTGTACCTAATTCTTCTACATCGCTATTTCTAGCAGAAGGGGATGATAGGTTTCCTGTGACAATCGCGGAATGATCTTTGATCATAACCGTAACTCTTTCGTCAGGCTTAACAACAGTTGTAGATGTTATAGGAGTAAGTCGGTCAGATCCGTCAAGTTTGACATAAACCGTGTCATTATAACTGACAGTTGTTCCATAAACAACTTCTTCTGTTTTAGTCTCTTCTTTTTCTGTTGTAATTTTTGCAAACTGAGATATAAGTTCATTTGATAAAGCCATAGAAAATGTCACCCCCACAATTTAGTAGTAAATATCGCTTTTTCAGTAACCGGGCAACCAGGTTCGCACTTAATTGTCTGACTTATTACTCTTGCTTTAATGTTCGTTAATCCAGCTCTTGAATAATTTAATCGGACACAATCTCCAATTCTAACTGGACAATAAGCGTGAGTATAAGAAATGGTATACTCTAAAGAAGAAAGCTCTTTTAATAAATTTTCAGCATACTCTTTTATTTGGTTTTCGGTAGGATCTCCTATAAGATCCGGATTATTTACCCTATGAATAATTTCTCTTCCGCGATTCTCTACAGAAATCGGACTATTAGAATCATTATTAACGACTCTAGTTTCATAGTAGTCGTTTCCGCTAGAATATATCACTTCAACGACATTCGGAATTCCATACAGATCATGATTCATAGTTAATTCAGGATATAATATTGAACTGTTGTCATCATTATACTCCCATACAGGCTGAAGAGACGCTGTTGCCTGTTTTGGGGCAAACAGTATTCTACCTAACTCATCAAGATCAAATCTGTATTTCGCATTTGAAATAAGATCTCTAACATATGTTAGCCAAGTATCACTTGTATCCGCAACAAAATCTCTAAAGAGCTTATCAGAGCTCGCTGGTTCAACGACAGGAGCTCTGACATGATCTCTGGTTATCATATAGGCATTCTGCATGATATTTTCATTCTTGCCAACATAATAACCTAAAGGAGGTGGGTTTTCTTTCAATTCGAGTAAAGGAGTATAAGCATCCATAGATACGTCTAGAGTCTTTCCTGTAAAAGTTGACGAAGGTGTCTGAACAAGAAATGTCCCCAAAGGGTGCTTCTCTTTTAATCCATTTTGAATTGTTATAAGATATATTCTTATATAGCATTCTCCAACAGAATTCGTTATATCAATCGTTGCAGATCCTAGAGTGTCTGCTTCGATATCTCTTGAAATAGACGACGACTTAACAGTAGTTAAACGCTTGCTGTCCATCCAAGTTCCTGGATCTACAATATAATATTCGAATGTCTGTTCCATAGATTTAGTCCAATCGGGCATATTATGCGCCTCCTTCGACTCTTGTTACGTTAAAAGAAATCGGTATTGTCAAGTCGAGATGCTTCTGACTGTAAGAAACTGAAATATTAGCCCAATATCCGCTTCCAGAAGGTTCTCTAACGTAAACATCACCTGTCCATATTGATAGACGACGAATAGCATAGAGAGTTTCCTTATCATATTTAGGTATCTCGACATTCCATGTTGACGTGACTCCTAACTGAGATCCGTAATAACTTACAGGATGCTTTCGACCTATATATTCAACAAGAGAAACGTCGATAGAATTACTATCCGACACATCTATATTATACGGTAATTTAAGCATCGATCCAGTCCACGTCGGCTCTGTTGGTAAGTCATCGTCGCTAACATCAAAGTCTGACCAGTCATCATCCCACTGAATTATAACTGAATTGCATCCAATAGGAAATCCAGGAAGATCGTAATAACTTACTGTTCCAGTCGACGTAGTAGTCGCTACTACTCTATAGCGAGCATAATCGAGTGCCGGATGAGGATCCGTTATAGACACATTTTTAACATTATCAAGTCCAGAAGCAAGCTCTGTGAATGTTCCATCGAATTCTCTACGATAAACTGAAAGCGTAACTCCTTCTATAAAATCGTCGTTCTCATCTTTACAGCACGGAGTAATATAAGCAACATATGCTTCATTATCGATCGATACTGCTGCATCTGGTTCATATGACACCTCGGCCCAAGACACAGATATTGTTGTGCTTGCTTCTGCTGTTAATCCGGAATTCATAGAAACAACACACGTTATTTTATATTCCATTCCGTTAGCTAAATCGACATTTCCAGCTGACAATTCGACCATCAAAGCATCCGATGTGTCAAAATATTTAGAATATACTTCTTCGCCTTCATTAACCGTTTTAGGATTTCCGATGTTATCGACCGTCTCATACGCCTGGTTCGATGCAATAGATACATAGTAACCTATTGGTGCTTGAGTATTAGGTCCAGCCAATGCCGAAACATAAAACGGGAATGTGGTTAGAGTACTTATGGCTGTTCCAGCGCTATTTATAACACTTAGTGCAAGAGTCGGTGTCGCATAAACGTCAATTGTTCTCTGAACAGACCAATCGCCATATTTTTTAGTCACGCCAGCTGTTCGAACTCGCCACTTTATCTTAGTCCCCTCTGAATATGTTGACGTGTCCACAGAATATGAACTTGTTTTATCTTTTAAGTCAGGATCAGTCGTATTTTTTATTGTGTAGGTATATTTCGTATTATTGAAATATATCTCTAGCTCTGCATATGTCTGACTAGACCCATCTTCTGAATTATGAACCCAATATAAGTTCAAAGGATCGCCAACAATAGCTGTTGTGGTCGATGACCAAGTAGTAGGAGCCGAAGGAGCTTTACCTACTATGGTTGAGGCTATAGGCGACCATGTTGATTCACCTTTTTCATTGACAGAACGCACTCTGAAGAAATATTCCTGACCAGATGTGAGACCCGTCTTTTCATAGTGAGTAAACTCGATTCCGGTAACTGTGGTCGTCTGATCCGAACCGTCAAAATATTTTTTCTTTGTTGTATATTCAATGTCGTATGTCTTAGCGGTACTTACCGCAGTCCATTCCAAATATACAGAAGTTTCTGAACTGGCTCGGCATATCGTTATTCCCTTTGGAGGAGACGGTATCGCTTTATTAGAACTAGAGAAATCAGACCATTCGCTGTAAGCCTTAGCTGTTCCAGCAATTCCAATAGCTCGACATCTAACTCTATACTCGCCACCTGCATCGACTCCGCAAGTAAACGACGCTTGGCAAGCCAAAACAGGAGCTGTTCCGCTATTTATAAGTTTTGTTCCGTTATATACTTGGAACTCTATATCTGCGACCTTCGAATCTGATATGTTGTCCACTGATGCCGTAAGCTTATACTTTTCAATTTCGACAGTAGGCACAGGCGGCTTATCCGGAATTTGCGTCGCTGAAATAGCATAGCTAGCCCATGCTTCAGTTCCGGTCCAATAATAAGCCGTCTTGTTATTTGAGCCTGTAGTATATGTCTTTGACACCGGTTTTACGCCAAGACAAATTCTTATAGCATTTGATGGGGGGCTATAAGTTGACTGCTTTTCTTTTATTTCAGACGGAATCTTTGCCTTCCATGACATCTCGCTGCATGGAAGTGGTAGCTTCCGGTGC